GTGGGGGGTGTCATGCTTATGAGTCGAAACCTAGGGTTTAAAAATTCTGCAAATGGGGGGTATTGACTAGTATGATATGATGTATGTTGGATGGACAGTGAGATAGGGTATAGTTTGGCGCGGAAGATGGTTAGTGGGCCGAGTAACTTGATGGAGGTAAAGAATCCAGAGGCGTGTGCATTGGCGTTGGAGATGTTAGCGGATGGGGAGAGTTATTCGCGGGTATGCGAGGCTACTGGGTTGACGCATGGGGTATTGGCGCGGTTGAGGTATGACCATCGAGAGGCTATTGGGGTGAGGAGGGAGAAGGCTGCGGATGACGCGGAGCATATGGCCGAGCGTTACCGGGCGATTTTGGAGGAGAAGGCGAATATGCTGGAGGTTGACAAGGAGATGTTGGGTAAGGTGAACCCGAAGGATCTGGCGTTAACGTATGGGATATTGAGGGATAAGGCGAGTAGTTTGCGTGGGGATGCTACGAGTGTGGTTGAGCATAAGCGCGGAGTTACTTTGGAGGATGCGCGGAAGGCTGTTGAGGAGGCTCAGAAGCGAATTAAGGGAGAGGCAATAGACGTATGACAAAGGCGCAGAAGGATAGGATGGACAGGTTTTTGTCGAGCGTTGGGGGATATTGTGTAGTATTTGGATTAACAAACTACGATGTTGTGGTTAGGGCGATTGATGAGCCGGGGTATCATGCGATGTTGGACTGTGATTCGGACAATTGTACGGCGGTGTTTTACTATAACTATGTAGAGGATGAAACGCCGGAGGAGACTGCGTTGCATGAGGTGTTGCATTTATTGTTGGCGCGGTATCGGGATCTGGCGCGGTACAGGTTTGTAGATGAGCGGAGTCTGGATGTTGCGGAGGAGAGCATTGTTAGGACGTTGAGTAAAATTTTTACTAATTTAAAATTGTTATGAACGGTAAGGGAGATAGTCCGAGGAATTGTTTTAGTCAGCAATTCAGGGATAACTGGGAAAGAATTTTCGGGGGTGACGGGAAATCGACTGGTAGCGGGACACCATCTTGCTGCGGTGAGGTGGAAACGGATCAAGCGCGTACTCAGGATGGTGGTTCGACTCCACCCACCTCCAGTGATTTGCAATTCGGGAATAGCGAACGCGTATGTTAACTTGGGCTAAGCATCCGGTGTTGAAGCCGCCGAGTGATGAGGTGTTGGCACAGATGTCAGCGGATGAGTTGGTATCGATATATGAGACTTATCATGAGGCAATAAAGAATGCTCAGGAAGATCCGTTGAAGTATGGGTTCAAGATAGAGCCCTGGGATGATGCGGATAAGATGATGGGCAAGTATGATGAGTTGCTTATATTTGGTGGAAACCGTGCGAGTAAGACTGTATATGGTGCGCGTAGTATTGTTAAGGCGGCGATAGAGAATCCTGATTCTATTATATTGTGCTTTGCACAGGATGCCGCGTCAAGTGTTAGGGTGCAGCAAAAGACGGTGTATGAGTGGTTACCGGCAGAGTTAAAAGTGACCACGCGTTCGGATACTGGTTACATTAAGTACAGTCTGAAGAATGGGTTTACAGGCGATTCGTTGATTATCCCTGAAGTCAAGAGTAAGATATATTTTCATACTTACTCACAGTTTTTGAATAACCCTGGCAAGTTTGAGGGTATTGAGGTAGGCAGCAATGATCCGCAATGGAATAACATGGGGATATGGTTGGACGAGTACCTACTTGGGAGTGACTTGGTGAACACGCTTAGATTTAGGTTAGCCACACGCAATGCAAAGATGTTGCTCACGTTTACCCCAATCAATGGTATTACCGAGTTTTTGGCTAATTATTTGAAAGGTGTTGAGACTATTGAGACACGCAATGCGGAGTTGGTTAACAATGAACCGGTTCCGTATATGCAATCCTGCAAAAGCCGAAACGCGGGAATTGTCTACTTTCACAGTAAGTGGAATCCATTTGGTGGGTATGACCGATTAGCGCGGGATTTGAAGGGGCGACCCAAGGATGAGATATTGACTCGTGCTTACGGAGTACCAAAGGCGATGCTTACTGGGCAATTTCCTCTATTTAAGCGTAGCGTAAATGTGCTGAAAGAGGAAAAGATACAAGAGGTGCTGGACGATGTACGTAACCGTACCTTGTATATGGGTATAGACCCTGCTCCGAATAAGCGTTGGTATATGATATGGGTGGCCGTGGCGAGCGATGGTACATGGTACATATACCGTGAGTGGCCAGATATATCGTATGGGCCGTGGGCTGAGATTGGACAGAATGGTAGAAGTAGGTTTGCCGAGGCGAGCAAACCCGATGGTAAGGGAATCGGTGATTATGTAAGGTTAATAAGGGAACTAGAAGAAGGAGAAAAGATAAATGAACGTATTATTGATCCACGGATGGGTGCAACTCCAAGGCAAATTGAAGAAGGTACGACAACTATTATCGACCAGCTTGCCGAGCATGATTTATTTGTTATTCCTTCTCTTGGTACTGGTGGCAATGTTTCTGAAATCACAGCCGGTGTGTCTGCAATAAATGATTTGTTGTCATACAATCCAGACAAACCAATTGATTCAGTAAATCGTCCAAGTCTTTACATTTCGGAGAGTTGCGAGAATACAATTGATTCAATACTGAATTATACTGCCGCGGAAGGGCCGAATGAAGCGTGGAAGGATGCTATTGACGTAATAAGATACTTAGCTTTTTCGGAAATTTATTACGATGATCCAAATGCAAACAAAGTTTATACAACAAGAAAAGGTGGATATTAAAATATGGAATATGTAAAAATAGTAGATTTCTGTAAAAATACAGAAAACTCTCGCGAAGAAGTTGATGCTATGATTGAAAAGCTGGGTGTTTCGCGAATTAAAATTGGAAATGCGTACGCAATTACGAAACGAGCAGCGGCGAGAATAGACCATGAAATAAATCTGCCCGAAGAATTGCAGCAAAAAACCTTAAATGCCAAGTTTTTACATGATGCAAACAACAAAAGATATGTATTTGCGCAGATTGAGGGCGTAGAAGGTAAGCAAGCGGTACTTATTCCGCGTAGATTTGCAGGTAAGTTACGCAACAAAAACTTTAAGGTTGAGCGGATTGAAGATAATACGGGCGTAAGCTACCGCCACGAGGACTTTTTAAGGTATAAGTAAGCCATGAGAAGGCATACCGGATTTGATAAAACAAGAAACCACGATTTCATACAGCAAAATGCTTCGCGTATGTTAGCGTGGGATACGTTTAGGAGTGCATTTTTAGGGGATACTTACACTCCGATGGAGATTGCAGAGCGTACTGGTATGCCAATTCAAAACGTCTATGCTATAATAGACAGCATTAAAAACAAAATGAGCCATATAAGGTATGGCTATACCTCATCAAATCATGAATCCTGACTTAAATTATTATGCCGGGCCAGAACCGGATATTTCAGAGCTTAAGAAAGCTTACGACTTTACTATTGCTGAACTTGAGTATTATTTTCATCAGTGTCGCTGGTCTTTTGATGATCGCCGCCGTTACTGGAATGGTAAGTCTGCTGATATGCGTAAGCATGGTGCAGATGCTTTTCCGTGGGATGGTGCGAGCGATATTGAAGTTCCGTTGATTGCCGAGAAGATTAACACATATGTTTCAATGTGTATGGCCGCGCTTAGGCGTAGCAATATCCGTGCGTATCCAGTAGAATCTGGTGACGCTGGGCGAGCTAAGGTAGTTTCCAGTTTCCTAAAATGGATGGTTAACTCATATATTGAGAACTTTATCCGTGAAATGGAGGCTAATGCCAATTACCTTTTTGAAAAATCTATAATGGTTACCTATGTTGGGTGGCATCAAGAAATGCGTAGCTTTATCCAAGAACTTGACTTGGATCAGATTGCTCAGATGTCACCGGAATTGGCAGAGATTATAGTTAATGGTGAGGATGATGAGGCAGTAATCGGAATGATGAAGCGCATATTCCCATCACTGATTGAAAAACGTGCTAAGAAAGCTCTAAAAGAGTTAAGGAAAAGTGGATATGCAAAGTTACCTGTTAGTCGTAAAAAGGTGGATGCACCTATTATCAAAGCAATTCCAGCAGATGGTGACGTATTTTTCCCACCGTTTACACTTGATCCGCAAGAAGCTCCGCACATATTTTACCGAGTGTTCATGACTCCGCAGGAGATCCGTCAAAAGGTTCTGAATAACGGATGGGATGAATCTTGGGCGGATGAAGTCATCGAGAATTACCGTGGTGTGTCTGGATTAAAGTTGCAAAGCGAATATGCTGCCCGACAAAGCAATCCATTGTCGCGAATGGAAACCGGTGAGAGTGACTTTATCGAAGTACTTTACGTTTATCAGCGGTTAATTGATGCTGAGGATGGTTCGGAAGGTATTTATTGTACAGTTATGCACCCGGAATATACCGGTGATGAAGGCAATCATTATGCCAAGTTTGAGTTACTAAATGGGTTGGAAGATTATCCATTTGTGGTAACACGGCTGAGTGAGCAAAACCGCCGCTTGTATGACATTGAAACATTTTCTGACCTCTTGCGTGGTTTGCAGTGGCAAGTAAAGGTTGAGCGTGATAGTCGTATTGACAAGGCAAGTATTACTACACTGCCAACCATGCGAGGGCCATCCGGTCGTCCACCCGCTGAATTAGGGCCAGGACGTTACATAGCGGAAAAACGTAAGGGTGAGTATGATTTCATGCCATCCCCACAGTATACCATTGATAGTGTACAGATTGAAAACATTCTGCTGGAGCAGGCTGATAAGTTGATTGGTCTTTCCCAGAATGAACCCACATCGCCGGTACGTCAGCAGTTTTACATTGATAAGTTCCTTAGCCATGTTCGAGACGTACTTAAGATGGCTTGGAAAATGTTTCAGTTGTATGGGCCTGACCAACTGTTTTTTCGTGTTACCGGTGTATCTGACCCAATGGTTATGAACAAAGGCAACCCTAATGAAAACTTTGACATTACGGTTAGCTTTGATTCCCAAAATACAGATCCAGAAACTCAGGAAAAGAAACTGGCGCAGCTTGCTAATTTGATGGCATTAGACCGTAACGGTAAGTTTAACGTAGATAATTTGATTGAAGTTGCTGCTGCGGCTATTGACCCGGTACTTGCTGATGCTGTATTGCAACCAACCGAGGTAGCCTCACAGCAGGTCATTAAACAGGTTTTTGAAGATTTAACGAGTATCTACTCCGGTATTGAACGTGCAGCGCGTCCTAGCGGCGCACAGATAGCTTTAAGCGTACTTCAGCAGTATGCACAGCAACCTGATATTGCTGAGCGTTTGCAATCGGACGAAAGTTTTGCGGCACGACTCCAGAAGTATGCCGAGCAATATCAATTCCAAATGCAACAGGCACAAAATGCACAGATTGGTAAGATTGGAACAAACCCTGCCGCAGTTGGGCAAATGCAAACACAAGGTATGTCATGAACTCGTTTGATACCATAGAAAAGTGCGTGGATTACTTAGCTCCGCTGGAAGCATTTCAGAATTTGGTGGAGTTTATGACAGATGACTATGAAAGTGCTTTAGATGATCTGGGCAGTTGTGAGAAACAAATGCTTGATAGACAGGTAGGTAAAGTGACTGCTTACCGTGAGATTCTTAGCATATTAGAAAAATTGTAAAGCAGTATGCTACAATACTGCTAATCGCATAACGCGGCGGCGTAAAAGGCAGCGAAACATCTATGAATAACGAAGTCACTCCAGGTGTAGGCGATGGTACACCTAATAATGAACCATCGGAAACTCTAACGAATATGTCAGTTGGCCAATGGTCATTGCATAGGCTTAGGTCTAAAACAGGGGAACCTGTTGCGGAACCGGAACCTGAGCAACCGGAAGTACCGGAGGAACCAACTGAAGAAACGGTAGAGGAAGAGCCAGAAGGCGAACTCGCGGTAGAATCTGAATCAGAGGGTATAGAGGAAACCGAGGAAGCCGAGGCAGAAAATGAAGTTGAATCTGTTCTTTCAAAGTTAAATCTTGATGATCTTTCGGAAGCAGAGGTTGACCAATTACGCGATGCTTTACGGAGTAAAGCACTTGCTAGATATGGTGAACTGACTGCCAAGCGGAAAGCTGCGGAGGAAAAAGCACAACACCTTGAGCAACAACTCAAAGAACTTAAGGAAAATGCTAATCCTTTGGAACCCGAAAAACCTGTTGAAAATAATCCATTCCAAGATATTGAAACACTTGAAGGACTGCAAGAGCAGTTTCTAGAGTTTACCAAGATCCAAGAATGGGCAGAGGATATTCTCGATGAGAATAATGAATCTGCGTTTGATGAGGTTATTACCGAGGTCGATGGCAAGGAAATGACCAAACGCCAAGTGCGTGATTACCTTAAGAAAGCAAGGAAAGCAAAGGAAACTTTTCTACCTGCAAGGCTTAAGGAAATCCAAGAAAACGTACAACG